ACGTAGCAATGACAAATAATTACTTAAATGCATGATACTTAGGCACTTGTTAACCTACTGATGGGCACAAACGTCTTAACTTGGGTTGGTTAACATGGTACCAACAGCCGGAACATGGTACTAAAATATTTAATGCCATGATCACTAAAGTATTAAATTGTCATGGGGGGTACCATGCGCTAATAAAGTACCTAGTTGTAATAAATGTGAATCTAGACCCCAACACAAGATCTGGGTCAAATTTAAAAAAAGCACACAACAAAATTTTTGACATAAGCGGCTCTAAAAAAATTCTGACAACTTCTAAGCCAAATTTAAAAAAGTACATAAGAAAAAATTCCATAACTTCCCAAAAAAAATTACCCAATAAAAAAATTCCGATTTTCCGATACCTATAGAAAAATCAGAAATCGGAAAATATTCCCCGGGGAAAAAATACTGGCCCCAATATTCCGTACTTAACATAATCTTAATGGGACAAAATGTACTGGCGTGAAAATGCGTATATGTATTTAATGTATGGAACAACAATGGGGTGAATATGGAACAGATGCCTGGGATGGGTAATTTGGCTGAGAAGAAAGAGTACATTCAAAAGGTCAGGGAGAAGCGGGATGGGCTGATCGGAGATAAGGGTCGAATTGAAATGATGATCATGATGATTGATGGCATATTGGAGATGGTGGAAGAGATGGATGCGAAGCCAGATGACAAACAGACAGAAGCGACAAATGACAATATTGCCCCCAAGTGAATAGATGGCAATACAGAACAATATGGACATGTCGCTATACGGTAAAAAATACGGGAATGTAGCTAAGAAGTCTAAAATTCAGGGAATGTAGCTCAGTGGTTAGAGAGAACATAATCTAAAATGTTTTGGTCGTTGGTTCGATTCCAACCATTCCCAATCATTAAATGGGGACTTCTATATCATCGGTAGATAGGTTGTCTGATATGCAACAGGTACGTGGTTCGACTCCACGGAAGTCCATAAAAACAATGGGGGAACAATGAACGATGATGAATGCACTGCCAATACACATGACTTAAAAATCATGAATGCCATAGTGGATCTATTCAAAGATCACCGCATTGACGGACGTACCGCAGTGGGTATGTGCATGCGTATCGTATTTGATTCATTCAAATTATGCAGCACCAAACCACAATACCATGAATACTTGGACAGATGGAAAACAAGGTGGGATGTGGAAGATGGTGCATGGGGGCCAGATGTCCCAGAATGATGAAGAATATTTATTGGATTTAATTACATCTACACTCCATGGGATGAAATTGAATATCAAAGTTATGACATCTATCCCCGATCCAACCGAATGCCCCGCTGGTTTTACAGATGGGAAAATAGTGGGGTATTCTCACGCTGTAAACTCTTTGGAAGCTGCCTTGAGAATATACAAAAGAAAAAAAGATGGTACTTTGCCTATAGATGATGGAAAATATCATGTCCCTGAATAAATCAATTAAATCCGGGAAAGAACATCGAAAAGAATCTTGGGTATATGCTGAAAGAATATCATCCCACTGCTCCAATCATAACCCAAGACGGGGTATACAATGCCCGGCATGTGTCTCTAATCGCACCCATAAGAATGTGAAACGGGATCTATCCAGCAGGGATCAAAATGGAAGCTGAATACGGTACTACTGTGGGTATCAGATGGCCCAATCCCCAATCGGTATTTATGTATGATGGGGCGGGGAATGTCATTACATGTAAATGCGGGAAACCAGCGGGTATGGGGGTCATCGGAAAAGAAGCCATGATCGCATGGTGCGCTGATTGTTGCCCAATGCCAAATCATGAAGCGAAATTTGTCTATAAACCACCAGAAACCTAACAGAAACACTTACATGGAAAATACATCAAAATATATGGAAACAATTGACTTTACCCCAGAAAAAATCCAACAAGTGTCAGAAAATGCAAAAGATCTGTTTTATAGATTGGCTGATCGCGTGGATCTTAATACACCAGATGGATTTGAAATGTTCATGAATACATTATGCGCTACATTGGTCCTGTTCCGAAGAAATTGCGTAAAACCAGAAAAATGGGACAGATTTAATAAAATGGTACAACAAACATTGGAATGTTTCGAATGAACGAACAGCCACCATTGAACGACGAAGACAGTAAAGAATGTCTGGAAGTCGGACAAGCCGTCTATAAAATGATGAAACAGAAATATCCAAAATGCAATATGCAATCATTGGATATCATCATGAATTCTTTATGCTGCACACTGATCTGTCTAAGAAATGAAAATGTCCGATCAGAAAATTACAAGAAATGGAATCGAATGATTCTAAATATTCTGGATGAAAATAATGGATGACCAAGTGTACGTTCCATGGAATGAATTCCCGTGGCAAATTGTCAAATCGATTACATTTAAAAAATCAGATGGCTGCATTGACATAATGTTCATATCCGGCAGATCGATGCATTGTCTTGGGGCTTCTAATGAACTATGGGATGAAATAATCCGGTAAGCACATATTCATCTAGAACAAGAAAAAATATTCTACCAATAAAACATCTCGAACATTCTCGCCACATCACCCACCATGTAAATAATCGCCAAAGACATCAATACGATGCCCCCGGCTGATTTCCAACTGAACTTACGGCGTTGGAAAATACATAACCCAATCTCAAATATGATGCAGTGACCAATTTGAAAAAATAAAAACAAAAATGTGTGATATAACATCATAACCCCAAATCAGAATAACCCGCATATCCGCCACGAACAGCATCAGTTCTGGATTCAATAAACGATTCTGCCGTGTTTACCGTAATGTCAATAACGTCCCTAGAGACCTCAAATGCATGATATGCCGCACTGGGCCAATCCCGGGCAGATGCACTTTGGGTCGCATTATAAACATCCATAACAAGATCAGATACATCCCGGTCATTGCTGCGGTCTCTTTTGGCCATTGGGATATATTCAAACCGTTCTTTCAAAACCGATTCATTGAATTCATCATTTCTAAGAATCCGATACTCGCGTATGTGCGAATTCGAATAATAAATCTCTCGGATATATTCTAACACCCTAAGATGACGATTTCCATGAAATTCAATCTGTGTGGTCACATATTTGTCCCCAAAATTGGGATCCCCGGGTAATCCATTGACCCATTGGCATCCATCAGCATTAAAATCGGCATTTTCTTGAATTTCACTCATTTTTTTCTCCATGGCGTAAAAAGTACCCACCATATTTCACCAAAATATTTTTTACAACACAAAATCATCTATTGAAGAAATACTATCTTCCAAATATCATTCTCATATTTCCCCGGAGTACCAATGTCATTTGCCCCAGATATGATGCGCTGCCATATATGCTTAAAATGCCCCTGCCAACAAGCGATCATTAGCATGCAGGGCAAATACGTCGTCTTCACATGTACTACATGCCACCAAAGGAAACAAAATGAGAGCCATCAAAGTACGTCAATTAAGAAAAGAATTCCTAACAAAATATCCAGACTTGGCCAAAATGGGCCCAAATCCCTGGAGAAACTTTAAGAGGCACTATGTCAGAAGAAACAGAACAGGACAGAATCAAGTTAAAAATGATGACCCAGATCATAGATGACCTGGATTGCTTGTTTAAAGGCCGAGAAACGCAAGAACCAGAGGTACTGGCTATACTGGGTGGGAAAGTGGCTGAAATCCTGTTAAAAGGGAAATTAGATGGCTTCCTGTGGATGTCGTTCTTTGGGTCCATGATCTCAACCATGCTGGAAAACGTAAATCGCATATCAAGAGAAATGGACGAATCAGAAGAATAATGCAAAAAAGAATGATTATTTTCTTTTTGGGCCCTTGGCTTTTGGTGTCAGACTTCGGATGGTGGGGCTTTTGTTCGTTTTAGTCCCTAAGACAAAAGATGGCATTTCCTTATGTTTAGGGCTCTTTGCGTCATATGCCCCTTTGGACACTCCGCCCTGGGGTCCTCGGATCTTACTGACCATTTTGTCTTTTTTGATTTTTTGTCTTTTTTTCTTCACGGCAGTCACCATAATATTGTGTTTGATAATATTCTTTCTGGCAGTATAAGAAATTATTGTAAAGAGTATTATACAATGAGTTCTCCAAGTCACTTCCAAGACGAACATTACACCCCAATTGCCATAACAGCGGCATTGCCCCCAGTCGTAACAATCCCAGCACACGGTTTATCCAATGGTCAGAGAATTAGATGTACCAGATTTTATGGAATCCCTTTTGCCACTGCAACGGGCATGGAGCAGCTTAATAATCGATTGTTTACTATTCAGCAAGTTACCACAGATACCTTTCAGCTCTGGGATGACCTTGGCTTCGCCATTGATGGGCGTAACTTCACACCCTTCGTTTTTAACGGACTCGCCCAAATGACACTAACGGGGCCTTCTCTATTTATTCAAAATCCAGCTCCTCCTACCCCTCCAGACAGCCCATAATTTTCTATATACAATAAATATCAATCTCATATAAGATATACGCCACAAGAAATCTGAATGTGATGACATATACAACTAAAATATGTTATACATATCAATTAACAATAGGAATCATATATGAGCGACAAAGACATGCCATCGGAAAAGCCGAATAAAAGCTATAAAGTTATTTCTCAAAAGGTTAGAATCGACGTTTTAAAACAGGTCGATGATGCAGTCGCAGAAAGAGCCGGAATGAACCGCAGTGCCTGGATCCAAGAAGCAATCCAAGAGAAACTGAAAAGGAAACCACATGTTTAAGAAAATCAGCGAAGGTGAAGTCCCAGAAATCAACCAATACATTGCGTTCAAAGTGGCCGAAAAAGTATTCGCTGGTCGCTTCAGGGGCAAAGACAAGGCATCTCCATTTGTCATGGAGTCCCAAGAAGCCCCAATATTCGTTATTGACGAATGGATGGGGATTCATCTGTGGGTGTGATCATTTCGGCATATCCATCCACATGGCCGGGGGAGTTCCAATAACAGTTGGAACTTTTCCATCCCATTGCTGGATTGCCCTATAAGCTAAGATATTGGCATCTATCGATTCGGAAATCATTCCGTTGGATTGCGCTTCAGCACTGGCCTTAAGTAATGTCGATTCTGATGCAGCTTTAGCCAAAACAAGCTGAATCTTACCGTCCGCCTCAGCTGCAAGAGTCCTTTGGGCAGCTTCCCCTTGTGCAGCCGCGATGCGTTTACGTGCTTCCGCTTCTGCTTCTCGAAGCTCATTTTCTCGTTGTTGCGCTCGCTGGACAGCTTCGATTTTTGAATTAAGTGCAGCCACAACATTTGATGGGAAGTGCAATGTTCCAATAAGGTACACACGGTCAATCGAAATTCCAATGGGCTCGAGATCTGTTTTAAGGTCTGATTGCAATTGTTCAATAAATCTCTGCTTGTCAGATCCATATAAGTCCTCTACGGTCATTTTCGACGCTGCTTTATTGATTGCATCTCGCGCGTAATTGCGGATAAATAAATCCGTGATTTCTTCCATGCCCCTTCGATATTTCGCAAATAGTGTATGCACCTTTCCCGGAGACAAATGATAGCTTAGACCAATGTCAGCATTGACATTCAGTCCTTCTCCAGTCTGAAATGTGAAACTTTTGTCATTGTCCCAAATATGATTCTGTTCGAACATGGGGAATTCATATACTTTCTTCCATGGGGCAATCCAGTGCATCCCAACGCCCAGTTCTTTATACGAAGCGCCTTTTTCTTCACCGAACAGATTGATAATGATCCCAGTGTACCCAGGGCTGATCATCTTAAAACACAGCAACCAAATCAGGAAAAGAAATCCAGTAGTGGAATAAGCAATCAGTTTTATTCTTTGCATTTTTTTGCGCATTTTTTCGGCTTCGTAATATTCTGGGTGCATGACCATCGTTTTTCCTGTTTTCTCAAGATCTTAACCAGACTTCTCAGGGAAGCCTTTATTGACATGACATCATTATTCATCTCACAGTAAACGTCAACTAGAACTTTTAGTTGAGCCCGCAAATTCTGCCAGTCCGTTTCACTCATAATCGCCGGGTTCAATTCGCCCATATATACACCTAATGTTGGTTTCATATGACCATTCCATATAACTTATTTTTAGTAAACATAAGAAAAATGTTGTAAATTAAAAAGTTTAATTGGTAGCGTGATGTTTTACCGGGGGACATTATGCAAACCGAATACATCGACATTCTGGGGATCTATCCTGGAATGCATTCATCTAAATTTACCGTTCGCAAGGACTCTTGGGAACACTTCTGCGATAACTACATGAACTATCCTGACCCAGGAAACTGCTTTTTGCCATGCAAAGACACCGAAGGGGATGCCCTTTTTGTTGATATGACTAAATTACTGGCGTTTTATGTCCTTAAAAAAGATCCCGTTAAAAAAGACCCCTCTAAAAAGAATAAGAAAAATAAATCTGGAGCCCCTGCCGGAGATATACTGTGAAAATTGCCGCTCTGGAGAAAAAATTAAACTATACGCCGCACTAGCATATCCCTACGAAAATCTAAAGCTATGTGATGTATGCGCCGATCTGCCGCTTTCCAAAATAGATCGAGAAGGTTACCTAAGAAAAAGATCTCGCAAAGGTAAAAAGTGAAGAGCCCCAAGAAAATGACCTCTAAAGAAATGGATGTTCTTGGCCGTGGTCTCATTTCTGACAAGTTGTGGCGATTATCCAATCTTTATAAGATCAAAACTAAATACGGCGGAGTTGTAACATTCGAACCAAACTGGGCTCAGTTACAATTATTATCTGGAATGCATTATTTAAATATAATTCTTAAAGCACGACAATTAGGAATTACTACTTTATTTAGTTTATTATTTCTAGACACGTGTTTGTTCAATGATAATGTTCATGCTGCAATTATAGCAGATAACAAAGATACAGCAAAAGAGATATTCCGTGATAAAGTTAAATTCGCTTACGACAATATTCCAGAATGCTTTAAACAACATGCCCCGGCATATAGAGACAATATCAATGAATTGCGGTTTGGGAATGGATCTGTATTTCGCGTGGGTACCGGCTTGCGAGGTGGGACTCTTCAACTTTTACATATTACCGAGTTTGCAAAAATATGCGTCGAGAATCCAACAAAAGCCGCCGAGATTATGTCTGGAGCGCTTAATACACTCCAAAGCGGTCAATTTGCCACTATGGAATCAACGGCTAGGGGACGCGATGGGGACTTCTATGACATGTGCAAAAAGGCCATGTCTCTCCAGGAAGCGGGTAAAATTCTTAGCCCATTAGATTGGAAATTCTGGTTTTTCTCATGGCATAAACACCCAGATTACATTCTCAAAGATGCCGAATTAGTGATCCCCAAAGAATCTGAAAAATACTTCACTCAACTAGAAGACAAAGGGATCATTTTGACCGATGAACAAAAGGCATGGTACGTGAAAAAAGAAGAAACACAGGGCGAATATATGAAAAGGGAATATCCGTCCACTCCAGAAGAAGCATTCGAAACAGCTAACCAGGGATACTACTTTGCAGCACTCATGGCAAAAGCACGCATGGAAAAAAGGATCTGTAACATCGCGGTCGATGAGTATGTACACAAATTTGCCGTCGCCGACATCGGATGGGATGACGCTACAGCTTTATGGACGTTCCAAGTGGTCGGTAAAGAGATCCATATGCTTGATTATTATGAAAATTCTGGTGAATCCTGGCCTCATTATGCTAATTGGCTTAATAAACTTGGCTATCCTATCAATAAGATTTTCTTGCCTCATGATGCCGCAAATAAGAATCCTGCTACTGGCCGCTGTTATGCAGATTATGTTCGTGATATGGGATTCAAAACAGAAATCATCAAGAAATCTGAAAACATCCTAGTGGACATTGAAATGTTGCGCGCCTTTTTTCCGCGTCTTTATTTCAATCAAACCAAGTGCGTCGAAGGTATAAAAGCAGTCGAAAATTACCGCAAAGAATGGAACGAAAAGAAAGAATGCTTTAGAGAGCGGCCATTCCACAACTGGGCTACTCACGGAACATCAGCACTGATCTACGCCATGAATGCAGTCCAAGGGCTCATTGGCAATCGCGGTCTAAGCGCAGAAGAATGGAAAAGAATAAGGGACAAACATGGATGAAAAACCAAATAAACAAACCACCAAAGCAAATTGCGGAAATTGCCGCTTCTTTGCACGTCATAAATACGATGGCTTAGATATCATCACTGACTACGGTCAATGCGTTAGATATCCCCCTAAAAGAATCAACGAAAGCACATCTTGTTTTCCCATTGTAATCGATGAATGCTTTTGCGGCGAATGGAAGAAAATATAAAGTGTTTTTTTTAATTACAGTATCAAGTAAATATTTTAATATACGGTTTATACCCAGGAAACCATGAGCGTCTACACTACAGGATTCTTTCCCGGAGGGAATTCTAAAGTAAATCAGTTCAATCAATTTTTCTATGATGCTTACCGAACCTGGGGAGTATATTACGCGGCTGCATACCGAGATTTGCGCGCCTACGCTGGAGACAATTGGACCCAACAAGAAAAGACGATGCTGGAAAAACAGCGTCGAATGATTCTTGAACTGAACAAAATCCGCCGCGTAATCAATTTATTTTCTGGATACGAAAGAGAAAACCGTACTTCTACAGTAGTTGAACCTATCGAAGGCTCCGACAGAGAAACAGCCGATCTGTTTTCAGATGTCATGATGTACGTGTACGCCAAAGCGCAATCTGAATACATCTTTTCCGAAGCATTTGAGCACTCACTTAAGACTGGCCTAGCGATCATTGGCATATACATCGATTACCAAAATGACAAAGTGAATGGCGACCTGAAGTTCTACTGGAAGCCGTTTAATGCACTAATGCTGGATCCATACTTTACACGCAGAGATCTCGGAGATTGCGATCAGGCATCTACACGAGATCTTTTAAGTAGGGACCAAGTTAAAGCGCTATTGCCATGGGTTCCAGAAGATGTCATAGATAACATTCCTACTGGGATCCGGGACAACAAATACCAGTACCTTGGGATCTATCGCCAGTACAATTCAACTTACATTGCTAAGAACCTGCTAACGTATGACCAATATTGGAAGCGCATAAACAAGGCTCAAAAATTCATCGTTGATATGGAAACTGGTGTCTCTCAGGAATGGGATGGATCACCAGAAGAAGAAAAGATCCTATTAGAAGAAATATCAAAAAATCCACGCGTACAATTAATTAATTCTCATAAGCGATCTGTTGAACTGAATATCATCGTTGGTGGAAAGTTACTATATGAGGGTCCAGATCCAACTGGGCTAGATACATTCCCCTTTATCCCTGTAATTGCATATCACGAACCGTTAATTGACACTTATGAATTAAAGATCCAAGGAGTAGTGCGCTCTATTCGCGACGCTCAGCGACAATATAATCGCCGGCACAGCCAGATTATCGATCTAATGGAATCGATTATTAATACTGGATTCATTCATAAGAATGGTGCAGTTCTAGATCCTGACATGCTGTTTCAGTCCGGTCAGGGACGCAATATTGTTGTTAATCCAGAATTCGATGTTCAATCAGACATCAAAGAAATTTCGCCGCCTAATATTCCTCCTGGGTACTTGCAGTATCAAGATATTATGGATCGAAACATTATGGAAATCCCCGGTGGCTCCGACGAATTGTTAGGGCTCTCCAGCACCGGGGATATCCAGGTGTCCGGCAAACTTGCAGAAGTACGCGCTTCAAATGGCCTTAAAGGGAATCGCGGTCTATTCGACAACTTCGAATATGCCCAAAAGTTATTTGGTGATCTAACGCTGCAGTGCATCCAGAAGAATTTCACACCTGGAAAAGTATGGCGCATCACTGGAAAACAACCAACTCCACAATTTTTCTCCGGTCAATTTGAACAATATGACGCGCTAATCAAATCTGCAGTCAAAACACAGACGCAACGCGAAGCATATTACTTTCAATTGTTGCAACTTCGTTCCTTGGGTATTTATGTTTCCGATGAAGATCTTATTGATGCAGCACCGCTCCAAGGTGGTGGCCCATTACGCGAAAAAGCTGCCCAGATGTCCAAACAGAAAATGGAAGTTCAACAGCTTGAACTTGAAGATAGAAAAATCAAAAACATGCAGATCATGGCTCAAGCAGATCAAAGCGTTGCATTGGCACAAGAACGCCGCGCACGTGTTCTTTCTGATATTGGCCTTGCACGCGAACGAATCTCCGAAGGAGAACAAAATTATGCTAAAGCACTTTTGGACAACGCTAAAACAGTTTCCGAGATGCATAAAAACCGGAATGACTCGGTTATGGAAGCTGTTCGTCTGGCTATGGAAATGAGTCAAATGGCCAAAGAACGATCAAACGAAACTCTAGGCCAAGACGCACAAGTGATGGAATCTTTGAAACAGCAATCAGAAGAAGCTGCGATGGGTTCTATGGGTCAGCCCGCCGGCCAAGGTGGTGGGCAAGAAATATATGGAGGCCAAAATGGCTAAACAAAAAATGATGCCTTACATGCAGGGTTATAACAACGGTTATATTCCTCCACGTGGCAGCGCAGGATCAGAAGCAATTGGTGAATATTCTACCAAAAAGAATCCTCGTCCAGTCCCAAAAAAAGGCTCTTCTCTCAGCTCTGCATCTGAATACGGACGCAATGCTGACAAAGAGAAAATTATGAGACTGAAAGATGAAGAAGCTCGTAAGGAATCACTACGAGGCATGGGATGCTAATTTTGTCGGAAGCGACGAAAAAGCAATTAAAAGATCAGCATGAAGCCGCTAAATCCGGCCTGGTGAATCATTTTAATGTTGATCTGGAAAAGATCATGAACCAGAACCAATCACCTGATAAGTATTGGATCCTGGGGAAAGTCAATTTTCCAGACGATCTAGGGGGCAAGGTGGGACGGGTTTTTCTACAAGCATGTATGGAACAACCCCCCCTTGTCGCAAATTCATTTCTCTACGAGGTAGACAATCGTAGAGGGGTAAAGACACTGCTCTGGGTGATGAATCCAGGGGGCAATCTGTCTCTGCCTACCCTAGGGAAGACGCTTTCGGTTGCGTCTGGATCTAAGAAGAAATCGAAACGGGTGTTAACAGTGTGAGCCACCGTCACGCAAGGCCGCCGCTTTACGGGCGAACAAATTACGGGAGTAACAAATGAATAAACAAACTCAAGCCGATCAATCAGCTGTCTCCGAGCCGGTTATCGACGCTGGGTCAGATGATCAAGTAATTGATCAAACTGAGCGCCAAGTACCACTTTCTGCGCTTGAAGCCGAAAGACAAAAGCGACAAGAAAGAGAAGAAGAGAATCGCTACCTAAGAGAACTGGCATTGCAACAGAAAGCGCAATTAGAAGCCCGACAACGCGATGAAAGTTCCAAAGACGATGGTGATGAAGACTTGGTGAATAAACGCGACCTAAAGCAGTTTAAAGACCGTTTGAGCAAAGAAGACTTTGCCCAGATGAAAAGAGACATATCTGAAGAAGCGTTTAAAGATGCAAACCCAGAGGCAATCAAACAGATAAACATGCACTTAAAAGAAATTATAGACAGGAAACCTTGGCTAGCGCAGTCGATTGAGAGCGCACCAAACCGGTATTCCCGTGCATACGAAATCGTCCAAGATTATGCGCCCGCAGCGGCAGCCAAACAATCCAAGGCTGATGATGCAAAACGCATTGTTGATAACTCTAAAAAGCCAGGTAATCCCGTTGCGATGGGAAAATCAGCCAATATGAGCCAGGGTGATTATATGAGAAGTTTGCGTGGAAAGAAAGAATGGTCGCAGGAGCGTAAAGCTATCCGGGGTTACTAAACCCATGGAGCCTTTAAATGGCAAGCGGCGTAACAACCACTACACAAGTCGATCCAGAAGTCGGAATCTATTTCGATAATATTCTTCTAGATCGTCATCAGCCTTATTATGTTCATGGTTATTTTGCACAAGAACGCAGAATTCCACAGAAGAACAGTAAGAGCGCAATCTTTCGACGTTTCGATAATTTAGCCGACGCCCTCACGCCGTTGACTGAAGGGGTAACCCCGAACGCCGAACAAGTATCTAAGTTTGATATTACAGCCGTTGTTTCACAATACGGTAAAGTAGTTGAACTTAGCGATGATGTTATTATCACTGTCCAGGATCAAACAAGTAATGAAGTAGCGGATATGCTAACTCAGAACATGTGGTCCACTTATGATAAATTAATTCGTAATATGCTCGCTGCGACCGCGGCGCAGATCGATTGTTTAAATGGAGTTAATGGTAATGCGATCACGGAAATTACAACTACCGATGTCGAATTAGCAATTGACTATTTAACAGAAAACAACGGTAAAAAATTAAGTCCGAACGAAGAAGGAACTAACGCTTTTGGAACTGCTCCAGTTTGGGCGGCTTTTTGGATGATTATTAATACTGCTATCCGTAGTAATGTTAAGAATCTATCTAATTTCTTATCAACTGCACAATATCCAAGACAACAATCAGTATTAGAAGCTGAGTACGGTTCTTTAGATGAAGTTCGCGTAGTTATGACTTCCGAAGGCTATGTTGATACAACTACAAGTCCATATGTTTATAGCAACTTTATGTTCGCGGCGAACGCTTATGGAAGAATTGCAATTGATGATCAATCTATGGAAATGATTATCAAGCCGCTCGGAGCGGGTGAAGACGCGTTGAATCAGCGACAAACGATGGGCTGGAAGGGCCGTCTTGGTTGCGTGATCCTCGACGATAGTTGGGTCATAAACCTCAGATGTACAGCAGCTTAAGGAGAAAATTATGACAGCATCACTCGGTACTTCTTCAAACTTAACGACTGGACTTGTTCAGTCTAGCTTAGTTACTAACAGCTATGCAGGGTATATTATCTCTGCGGGCGCTGCGTACAGTTTAACTTTGCCTTTCGTGGCAGATAAAATTGAATGGTTTAATTATACTAAATACGCTACTGACTCAAATAACCTTCAGGGTGTTTGGTTCAGAGATTTCCCAGCTGGGGACGCTTTGATCATTGCCAGAGGAACCACCACGTTGACTTCTACATTAGAAGCAACGAATGGAGTAACTAACGCAAGTACAGCTGGCGGATTTCCAAATGAGCACAAAACAATCACCGGGATTACGGCGGCCACTCCGGGCGTTGTGACCGTAGGTAGTACAGCTGCTTACACCACTGGAGATCGAGTAGTTATTACTAAAGTGATTGGATCTTTAGGAGCATCTGTTAACAACCAAACATTTGTTATTAAAGTTCTAAATAGTACTACTTTCTCTTTATATGATGTTTATGGTCTTCCTGTAACAACTTCAGGAACCTATACGTCAGGGGGCCAGTCCACTTTGACCGGTCCTGATTTAGGAATTGTAAACGTTCCACCATCTTATATTTATACTTTGGGTACAGCTGTAATGGGTAACTCTAGCGATGTAATTTATATCGCTGCTTACCAATTTAATAGCTATTACAACTTAGGATCTGCATAAGAATTTAAATAAAGGGGTGAGGAAACTCACCCTTCATTAACACAGGATAAAAAATGGCAGCTAGAAGAAAAGAAGACATCATGATCGATGAAGGATTTGATTACACATCGATGGCTCTATTAACCATGGAAGATTATGACAAATATAATCGCTGGGCTCGAAAACAAGGGCGACCGGTAAAAGTTCCAAATGAAGAGTCAGCAGTTCACAAAAAAGTCCGCGTTAAATTTCAGCGATTTGATCAGCCAGAAAACGTCTTAAAAAGCCGACTTAGAACACGTGAGATTGACTGGAAAGGTCAATTGAAACCAGGGAAAGTTTATGACTTATCTTTGCCAGTAGTTCGATTCTTGAACCGATTATCTACTCCAATCTTCGAAGAAGTTAAAATCGAGCCAGGAAGCAAATATACCGAAACAAAACAAGTTGGCGAGAAGAACAGATTCTCTTGTCAGCTGTTAGACCTACTGTAAGGAAGAAATCATGCCGAAAACCGGTGCAGAAATTATACAGATCGTTAGGAATGTCACTGGGCGCGTTGACGCTTCTGATCCGCTTTTTACCGATACAATTATGCTCGGTTACGTCAATGATTTTCTGAACTTAGAAATGCCGCAAGATGCGCGGCTTTTTGAGAATAAAACATGGTGGGAGTTCACTATAGACCAGTTTACAGTCGATCCTTTCCCCGTGGATTTGGCTACGCTGGGATATAGCACGATCGGCCCACCCGCTTATGTTTGGGTAGACAACCAAGTCAGCCCATCTCAGATCACACGATTTGCATTATGGTGGTATCAGGACCCTGCAGTGTTCTTCGCTAAATGGCCCCAAGTTACAGGTGCAACTCCGCAGAGACCGCAAGATGTTTTGTATTATAATAATGAACTAATTTTCCGTGGTCCCCCCAATCAAGAATATGTCATCCAAATCCAAGCGAACATGATTGAAGCCGTTCTTGATGCGCCATCAGATGAGATCACAAATTCGTATTTCTGGAGATATGTGGCATATGGCGCTTCGATGGATATCTTTAGCGATTATGGGGAAATGGATAAATACAATCAGACGATGCCAGCGTTTATGCGATACCGCTCGATGATGTATGCCAGAACTAACCAACAATACCAAAACCAAAGACCCTACCCCACCTTCTAGGAGAAAATATGGCTTATCAAACCAACGTCCCAAATTCCTCTCAGTCTCCTGGTTTGTTTCCGGGTCAGGGAAATGATAACTTTACCCGCTTAAAGACACTATTTGGGGCAAATCATAAATTCAACGATTCTGCAGCGACTGACGATGGATATCACCAGAATATTAAAATGCTGCCAATTTCAGTCCCGGGAAATGATGGAACTGTTGGCCAGGGATTTGTCAATTCCTCAGATGCAACCAATCAATTATCGTTTAAAGACGGTTTAAACAACGTATATCAGGTCACCCCTTGTCTTCCCCTTCGTGCATGGGTGATATTCGATCCTAGCGGCACTGTGTTGAATTCTGGCAATGCTAAGTTCAATGTGACTTCTATAAATGTTGTGGGCACTGGACTTTTCAAGATTAATTTTACATCGGCCTTTCCTTCTAGATTTTATTTAGGATCGTTTTCTGTTGTTCCTACTTCGAGCACAGATGGATTGATTGCAACAACCAGATCAAGTGCATCCTATGGACAGTACATTACTACGACCGATTATCAGCTGGCAGTACGTCAAGTGTCTAATGGATCCAATACAAGCAGTTTCATCGCAATCACAGCAATGTTCTTTGGGGGATAATGAGCGCATCATACACACCATATTTGATCGCTAAATATGCCACAGGACTGGATAACGCAGTTCAACCATGGTTATTGCCTGATGAAGCGCAAGAAAGCTTATTTGATGGCTTTGTGTATCGTGGTGTATGGCAAAAACGACCAGGATATGATCAGTTCGCAACCGGAAACGAAGGTGGTTCAACATACACAGAATCGCGCATTGTCCACAATATAACATCAGAAGCATATGGGACAGGAGATGGTACAGTTGGACCATATACGCATACTGCCGCAAATATCCCATTAAGCCGTGGATCCATAACGATTACCGCTGCAGCGCAAACAGCCGTAGATGATGGCAATGGAAATTTCGTAACTTCTCCAGCTGGGGGAACGGGCACAGTTGACTATACCAGCGGCGCAATGAGCGTGACGTTTAATTCTGTTGTCGCTGGAGCACAAGCCATCACTGTAGATTATGACTATTATCCTGGACTGCCTGTGATGATGGTGGCGAATTTTTATACTGCTACAAATAGCCGGCAATTAATTGTGGCAGATACCATGTACGTCAATCGATATAATCCCAGCACAAACCGACTAGAAGATATCTCTGGAGCAACGCCTTATACAGGAAATAACTCCAATTTTTTCAGTTCTGTAAATTATCCAGATGCTTCTAATAATCCAAGATTGATTTTTGACAACAATAAAGATCCGATTCAAGTATATGATGGAAGCACTATTACAGATTATGGTTTCACTCTCACTGGTGTTACTACTCTTGTTGCAATGTTACTCTTTCAGATGAAAGATCGTTTGCTCCTTCTTAGGACCATAGAAGACGGCACAGTTTATGGCCGGCGGATCCGAATCTCTGGAACTGGCGTTAATTGCGATGTTTTCGATAGTACAGCGACCGGGGCGGGCGTAATTGATATACCCGACGCTTCGTGGATATTTGCGGCTGCTTTCAATAGGGACGATCTTGTTATCTTTACTGAACAGTCCACTTGGATTTTGCAATATACGGGCAACGATACTGTTCCTTTCACTTTGAACCGTCTGGACAGTAGCCGGGGATCTGCAGCCCCATATTCCGGCATCACGTATTTGAACCGGACGACTACTGCAAGTCCACGGGGACTTATTTTGACCGACGGCTATAGAGTGCAGCGGATTGACGATAAGATTCCAGAATACTCGTTTAATTCGATTGATCAATCCCATTTTAATCTATGCTTTGCTGGTTCCGTGGATGAAGATAGGGATCATTATCTCATACATCCATCGCCCCAGCAATCACAATCTGATCGCATTCTGGTAACCAATTATGAAGAAGATAATTTTTCTGTATATCGATTGCCCTTAAGCTGTATGGGAAATTTCATCGAATCATTTGATACCACCTGGAATGACATGCTGCAATTTTCCAACTGGGATGAGATGGCTGAACGCTTTGGCAATTGGGAAGCATTTTCTTATACCAAGGGTTTACCATTTGCAATTGGGGGCGGTCAGAACGGTCAAATCTGGCGGCTAAATGTAAACGGTATTGAAGACAACCCAGTTCGCATACGAGATATTACTGTTATCGATGCCCACACCCTGCAGGTAGAAACAGACTTCAATAATTTTGTTATTGGTGATTACATATTTATTAATGGAATTTCAGGAATGACAGAAGCAAACGACAAACAAGGAGCCATTAAAAATGTTATCACTCCAAATTATATATTTCAGCTTGACATTCCTACTAGCCGCTTTTCTAGCTATGCTAGCGGTGGTTTCGCTTCGCGCGTTATACCGTTTGAGTCAACAACTAAAAAGTTTAATCCATTCTCGCAGAATGCGCAAAAAGTAAGATGCGGATATTTTTACATGTACGTATCTGCATCGAATACCGGATTGACCAGAAACGTCAATATCGATGCCATTACACAGTCCAATCCAGCATATATGACCGCAAATAACCACGGGTTCAAAACTGGTCAAATGGTGACCGTTTATGGAGCCCTGGGCATGACCCAGATCAATGGGAACCAATCGACAATAACAGTGATTGATCAAAACACATTTTCATTAGACCAGATCGATTCTTCTGCATATTCAGTATATACGAGCGGCGGAGTAGTAGCGGGACCAGAAGAATGTTTTATCGATATCGAAGTGATCACAAATGATAATAATACAGTGACCCAAGTGGAAGATTCATCCCTGGTAACATATTCACACCCCTACCGCATCAACTGTACTCCAGACCGACGCGATCTTGGCAGCAAACGATGGGTTAAGATTTTCATAAATCAGACAGCACGATTTATCCAATTTAAGATCACAAATACCCAAGCGCTTTCAGTAATTCAGATCCAAGCAATGATGCCAGGATTCGCTGGTGTAGGAAGGTTAATATAATGCCTACATTGTCGCGTACTTTCAATTGGGGATCTAAAATTCAATCAATGGGAAATGATCTGTATAATCAGCTTTCGAAGGCATATACAGACACCTCAACGGTTTTAAACACAAAGTCTAGCAAGCTGGTAATATCTGGATCCGATGCACCTGCCAACAGCCAGGTAAATCGTAATTATGATATAGGAGATTTATGCGTCAGGACTGATACAAATAAAGCATGGATCATGACTAATCGGACATCTGATGTTGCTGTGACATGGACACAAATTTCATAAGGAAAACATATGGCATATGATTGGAAATCAGGATTAAGTGGAGCCGGTACGGGAGCGACTTATGGAGGAGCAATTGGAGGGCCATATGGGGCGCTAATTGGGGGAGGACTTGGAGCTATTGGTGGATTTTTTGGAGACAATAGTAAGAAACCAAACAACAAGTTAAGCACTTTTGATCCATACCAAAAACAATTATACGAACAGCAAAGCCAAGCTCTACAAGGAGGTGGTGGTCCATTGGCCGATGTGTATGGGCAATTCAATCCGCAACTGATGCAGGACTATTATAAGACAAACTTTGCCGAACCTGCATACCAAGAATTCCAACAGAATATAGTCCCTGAGATCACTGGGGCATTTCGCGGAAAGAATCTGCAAAATTCCAGCTATCTTGGAGGGGCACTTTCCCAAGCTGGCACCAATGTTCAGAATAATCTGAATGCACAGATGGCTAAATTGCTTTATGGAGGGCAACAATCAAGTTTAGATCGCCGGTCAAATGCACTTCATAACATCTTGGGATTACAGACACATGTGAATGAACGGCCACAATCTTCAATATTCGACACTCTTCTAGAAAGTTTAGCTGGGGGTGCTGGAGATATTCTTGGGGACTATCTAAAGAAACGCTCTAATGTCACGCCAAATGCTCCAACGCAAACACCACAGACACCTGGCACTCAACCGACAATAGGGGGATAATATGCCACAATATCAAGTAATCGATGCAGCGCCAGATCCATTAGCTAGAGCCGCTGGGAATTTTGGTCGCGGTTTTTCTGGCAGAATTCTTCAAGACAGAAAAAACGAAAAAGAATCTGATGTTTTACAAGAAATATTTAAAGATGTTGATGCAGATTCCGATCCTAATGATGTGATCAGAAAAATTTATGCTGCTCGTGGACTTGATTTCGAACAAAAAGGAAAAGTTGCACATTCCATTTCTGAGATCACTGATAAGGCGCGAAAAATTCGACAAGAACAAATCGCAGAAGAAAGAAAGGGAGTAACAAGAAATAAACTGTTAAAAGCTGGATTACCAGAACCATTAGCAGATTTATATTCAGAAGCTACAACTGGTGGTCAAACCGAAATCTTTAAGTATTTAAGAGATTATGCTGAACGTGGCGGAGAAGACTACCTCGAAACTCTTTTAAAACAGACAAAAGAAAATGAAAATCCCATTGGAATTGAAAATTCTGTGCCCAAAATAGAAAACGAGAAAGAGCCTAGGAATGTAGAAAAGATAAAAGATTTTGATAAAGGGCTTACTCCAAAAGAAAGAGTTCAGAGACAAGATAAAAGATATGCTATAGCAGCTCCATTTGTAGAAGATTTATCTAAGCAATTATCAGCTGGTCAAAGAGAAACCAAGGCTTTAGCTAATCTTTCTAAATTAAATGAAACAGAAGATTTAGGAAAAAGAATTTGGAATATAAATCCATTTACCGGTGATCTTTTAGTCCCTGCTTTGGCTACTCCTGCTCAACAGCTTTATCAAAAAACTGTGAATGATTTCATCTCTAGAGCAAAAGAATTCTTTGGATCTCGTGTAACCAACTTTGACTTAGAAAGATTTATGGCTAGACTTCCTACGCTGGGGAACTCTGCAGAAGGTAGAGCTGCTATTTTAAAAGAAATGTCTTATGCGCAGGAATTGATGAATATTGAACATCAAGCTTTACAAGATGTTTTATCAGAATATGGGCCTAGAAATATTGATATTCCAGACGCAGAACGAATCGCCAGAAAAAGAACTGAAAAAGATCGAGAAAGAATTGATAGGCAAATTGGAGATCTAGAAAAAGTTCTTAATAAAGATGAGCAGACTCAAATAGATCAATACAAGAAAAAAGCTCCATCTGGTCATATATTGATGAAAACAGAAAAAGGAGAATTAAAATATTTTCCTAAGAAAAATGTCAAAAGGCTGCAAGAAAAAGGATACACTGTTTTATGACCATTCCCACTGACGAAATAGACAATGATGACATTTATGGTGGCGTGCCAGTTGGAGAATATGAACGGCCTAAGCATTTAAAAAATAAATTCCAAAAACTAAAAACGCATTTTTTAGAAAGCGCCAAAGAAGCGGTAGGTCAAACAGTAAAAGGAGTGACCGCTGGATCACTTGGAGCATATGGGGATATTGCAAATTTATTTGGAGTAAATCCCCCAGAAGAATATATCACTCCTGGCGAACAGGCAAAATATACTTCTGAGTCCGACATTCTAGAAAAAATGCAGAAACCTGGGTACAAACCCAGTTACAATGATATTTATGGATTATCTCATGAAGAAGATATTGCTCCTCAATTTTCAAGATTGCCACAAACTCAAGAGCTAAAAAATAATATAGAAGACATTGGCGGTCCTGGATCTCCATTAACAACTGCCGGAGAATTTGCCGATCGCGCATCTACAATTTATGGACAAAACTTAGCATTTAAATTTAAAAATCCTAAGCCAGCTATAGCCGCCGGAGCAGCGGGACAAACCGCCAAAGAATTAGGTGGTGGTCCCTTAGTTCAAGCGACAGCCGAAATAGCAGCAATTCTAGCCACTCAAGGAAAGTCAAATCCATTAAATTCTAAAGATCCAGTCATACAAGCTAGAGTTAATGCTTTACGAAATCTTGGATATACCGACAAAGAAATTACAATCGCTGTAAACGCTCATAAAGCAGGATCTAATCAAGTTAAAAAGGCTAAAGCTACCGAAGCATCAGAACAGGCTTTTAATGAAACCTTGGGCAAATCTGAGGCTTTATTTGGCGAAATCTTATCAGATGTATTTCCAGGAATTGAACATGGAGTCGAGCATATTCATCAAGTTGCCAGAGATGCATATGGTCAGGTTGCAAGAAGTGGAAGAAATGTCACTATCACAAATCCAACTAGATTCCAAAGAACGGTAAATAATGTCATCGGCAGATTAAGAAACACACTTGGAGAAAATCCAGAAGCTGCACCTTTCATTGAAAGATTAGAAGGCGCTGCCGCTGCTATGGCAGAAAATCCCAATGCTGAACGAATGATTAATTTTTATCAGGAATTAAATAGACTTGGTAAATGGGTTGATCCTAAATATAGGGAAAGATTAATTACACATGTAAAAAATGGAATTAAATCTACATTTAGAAATTCCGGCCCAGAAGGTCGTCAATTAGCAGAAAGATTTGAGGAAGTAAATCATGGCGTTCAAAGGGCCTATCAAGCTGAGGCAGTAAACAATCTTTTATCTCAAGCGGCTACTGTCGAAGGGATAGATTGGAATAAAATGCTAAAACTTTTTGATAAAAGAAAAAACTGGGACATTTTAGAAGAAGGTCTTGGCCATACACAAACTTCTAATTTAAGAGAAATTGCAAAAGTAGCAAAAGATACTGGTGATTTTCAAAAATCATTAGGATCTCTTCAAAAAGGAGGAAAGCTTTCTGGGTGGGTAAATACAGCCAAAGGTGCAGGGTTTATATATGCTATTGCCAATGGTCATTATAAAACAGCTGCGTTGATTGCTGGATCACATATAAGCAAGGAAGCTCTTTCTAGACTTCAAACACGATTGCTAACCGATCCAAAGTTTCAGAATATTATTATCAGAACATTTGATGCTGTTAAAAAGGGATCTCCGCAATCCTTACAAAAGGCAGCTAATTCTTTTCAGCAAATTGCAGAAGATGAAGGGATCGATTTGGATTCTTTTTAATTAAAGATTCCGTTTTCTCCAAAACATCCTTGTAGCATCCAGCTAAAGCCAATTCCTATACCAATACATTTTAGAATGATAAGCATTATTTTTCTCCAAACTTATCAAGTTTAGATCGTGTGATGTGAAATAGTCAAGACATAAAATTTCTTTTAGTGTACATGTAAAGTAATTATTTTAACAAACACCCCTACCGCATCAGCCAAGGAGCCCATATGTCGTTAGCTAGAAATCCAAAACAATATACGGGCGTACGTCCGATCAATCCGCCAAATGTGGTCTATGCGGAAAGAGCCCCAACTTCTACAGATACCGCTTATGTAAAAGGTGACCTTTGGGAAGACTTAACTGGTCTTGCGTCCTGGCAATATGCTGGCGCTGGCGTATGGATCGCACTGGGCACTGGAGCAACTGGCGGAGTGGTAACTTTGACTGGCGGGTCAGGTGGTGCCATTAGTCCTAGTGCAGGGAATATTTCTCTTCTAGGTACAGCGAATCAGATTACATCAACTGGATCCGGTGGTGGGCATTCTATTACTTTTAGTATTCCTGCAGCTTTTACCGCTCCTGGATCTATCGCATCAACCACTACTGTAACAGCTGGAACGGGATTAATAGCAACTACCGGGGGCGTAACCGCTACAGCCGGAGATATCTTAGCTTCTGATGGTGATATTATCACAACCAGAAGTGACGCTGGTGCCGATGTAACCATCGAGGCAACTAACAGCGACAACACCAATGGCGCCTCTAGAGCAGGCGTAGAAATTGCAACTGGTGGCGCATCTTCTGGAGACCCATTCCTTAGTTTCCAAATTAGCGGCGTAGGGGCCTCTACGATGACCATTGGCCTAGATAACTCTGCGAGCGATATTTTTGTCATTTCAAATAGCACCGCAATCGGAACTAGCAATGCACTAACTTTGTCTCAGGCCGGGGCATTGACTGCGACTACCTCAATTACAGCAACCCTTGGAAACATTACCGCAACGAACGGGAATTTAGTGCTTACCGCTGCCGGGAATAAAATGATTCGATCCAGCGTAGGCTCGACTTCCGCCGCCGGCGCAAACTCCATCGGTAGCGTGACCTTAGTGGGCGGAACTGTCACTGTATCCACTACAGCAGTCACAACTAACTCACTCATTCAAATCTGGCGCCAAAGCGTTGGAGCTACAGGGGCAGCGGCGCTCGGAAACTTAAGCGTAGGCACCATTGTCAACGGCACATCTTTTGTTATTAACGCGTGGCAAGCAGCGGACGCAACAGCTCTTCAGGCCAGCGATGTATCTGTAATCGGCTGGGATATTGTTAACTAAGGAAAATTATGTCAGCTAAAAGAGTTTATTTCGACACATTAAGATCACTGGCATTTGGAAGTATTTCTGGTACATATGCGGCAGTTGGATCTCCATTGACTGTAGAACCCAGGATCATCTGTTTTTCAAACAGCACCCAGGGCGACATGATTATAAGTGTAGACAATACTAATTCATCTGGAAACTTATTTGTGGCCGCTGGTGGTTTTAAATTGTTTGATTTTACAGCCAACTTAGTTTCAGGAAAAGATGACAATTTTGTTTTGCCCATAGGGACTCAGTTCTATGTAAAACAAATTACAGCTCCGGTTTCTGGCGCTTTTTATATTGATATTGTTTACGGAACCCCAAGTTAAGGAATCAAATGAGCCAAGCCGGAAACTTAGGAAGAGCAACATCTAATCCAGCGATTCCAACGTCGTTTGTAACCAATTCAGGAACCGCGATACCTGTAGCAAACATCCTAAATGTTCTTGGAGACACGACCCAAGGGATTACCATATCTGCTTCTGGTAACACAATTACTGTTCATGCTCCTGGTGCCTTGGATTGGTCAACAATTACAGCAAGCCAAACATTGGCTGTGCATCATGGTTATATTTGTATTTCCCCTGGAGGAGCGCTGTCTTTGCTATTACCGGCCGCATCCACGGTAGGTGACATCATCGAAGTCACCCTTAGCGGCGCTACCTCTTTTGCGATCACTCAGGCAGCTGGTCAACAAGTGAGAATGGGAAATATTACCACTACTGCGGGAGCTGGAGGCAGCATCACTTCGACTGCCCAGGGAGACACTTTGCGCATGGTATGCACTGTGGCTGACTTGTCTTGGCAAGTTATTTCATCAATGGGCAACTTAACGATTGTGTAGATAATGGCAAGTTATGTAGGAATACCAGCTAATAATCCAACTAAGTATCTTGGTCCTAATGATCGCATTGTTTCAATTGTAACTGTCAATAGATCTCCAACTGGCGCAGATATTAGACAAGGGACAACTGGACAATATTATCCTATTGGATCTTTTTGGATCGTTGCCAAGAATCCGACCACAGGTACCGAGGGATTCATTTGGTATCTTTCTAAAATTGTTGCGAACGTTGCTTATTGGGTTTTAGTTTCTGGGGGCAGCGGATCCACAATTGAAATTGATACACCAGACGGAGCAATGGTAGTTCCTGTGAATGGAATTATTAATTTCCTGAATGGAACTGGAATGAATATTACCGGTTCTGGAAACAACATTACATTCAATTCTACAGGTGGATTTTCTTGGGTTGATGTTACTGCCGCTACTCAAACTTTGTCCCCGGGCACCGGATATCTTGCCGATAGAGCGACGCTGATTACATTCTCGCTGCCGGTAACAGCCGCTTTTGGAGATACATACATCATCGCGGGATATGGAGCCGGAGGCTGGACATTGGCGCAACATGCCGGGCAATCAATCATTGTGGGTCCATTGACCTCAACCGTCGGCGTAACTGGCGGCATAGCATCAATCATCAGCTCAGATCTCGTGGAGATTGTGTGCGTAGTCGCTGACACGACATTCAAAGTAGTAAACACTCAAGGGAACGTAACGGTAACATAATGGTCACTAACAACAGCGCAAATTATCAGCCTACACAATACGCCGTGCAGATCGGGGGTGCCAATGGTGCCCTAGCTAATGTCGCCCTAGGAACGGCTTCGCAAGTTCTTACCAGCAATGGAGCGGGGGTAGCGCCGACTTTCCAGACTGTTTCGGCAGTAAACTCACCCTCGTTCATCGCTTATCAATCATCAGCCGTTTCAAACGCAACGGGGGACGGAACGACCTATTCGCTAATTTGTGGGTCTACATTGACTAACGTTGGAGCAGCTTATGCCACAGGCACCGGCCTTTTCACCGCTCCAACAAGCGGCGCATATGTATTTAATGCAAACGTTTATTTAAACCTTTTAGGCGCAGCTCATACATTATGCCAATGCTATTTTGTTAATGTAACCACAGGTGTTTCAATTGGAACCTTTGCGTTTTGCAATCCATTCGCTTGCAGTAACTCCTCTCAATTTGTGGTTCAAGGGAATGTGATATTGCAGTTAGCAGCATCCGACCAGGTAAAAGTGACGGTACAGGTAGCAAACGGAGCCAAAACAGTGCAAATATTTGGAGCTGCTACAGTTTTACAAACAGCATTTAGCGGCTTTAAAATAGGATAATTATGACATTTGGAACAGCTTATTACAATAATGCAGGATTAACCGTCACTGCAAATGGTACTTCTGGCCAACCTCTTTTGTCCTCTGGTGCATCAGCTCCAGGCTACGGAAATTTAGCTGTAGCAGCGGGAGGAACGGGCTTAACTACCCTTACAACGGCTTATGGAGTCGTATGTGCCGGAACTACGGCTACAGGCGCCCTTCAGAATGCAGGTGCCGGAACGGCAGGACAGGGTCTTGTTTCAAACGGCGCAGCAGGCCTTCCAAGTTTCCAGGCAATTGTATTACCAACAAATTACACGAATAACTTCCTACTAGGAGGCATGTAATGCCGACAGCACTAAAAGTCCTGGGACAATCGGTTCCTAGCGCAGCATCACTAACCACGTTGTACACCGTGCCTGCCTTAACATCAACTATATGCAGTAGCATAGTTGTATGTAATCAATCGGCCACACCAACCACCTTTAGAATCGCTGTAAGACCAGCCGGAGCGGCAATCGACCCCAAACATTACCTCTATTACGATGTGCCTATCGATGGAAATGATACGTTTGTAGCGACGATTGGAATAACTTTAGCTACTACAGATATAGTTTCGGTATATGCTACTTTGGCTACTGTTAGTTTTAATTTATTTGGATCAGAAAACACTTAATAGGATAATTACATGACTCAAGGATCTCTGATTTCAAGGACAGTTAACACATTGTCAGCGATTGGCATAGCGAACACAGGAGCATTTGGCGATTTAATTACAGCTGAACTTACTCCAACCATACAAGTAGATTTCATCTATGGCATCAATACGCAAACAGGATCGACTAGCATCACGACGACAGGCGTAGCCGATACAGATTCTTCGCGTCTACGCTTACAAAGCGGAGTGGGTGCAGCAGGTGCAGCAACTTACTCGACAGTTAGAACAGCGAAATATCGCCAGGGCGAGGGAATGGTTGCACGATTTACTGGTGTATGGGCCTCTAATGCAGCCAACTCAACTCAAGTTATCGGCATGGGCAATACGCAGATCGGCTATTTTTTCGGCTTCAATGGTACCGCTTTTGGGATATCGCTCAGAAATGGCGGCTCTGATGGCTGGGTAGCTCAAACTGCATGGAATGGAGATAAATGCGACGGAACAGGCGCATCCGGTTTCAATTGGAATAAGACGTTCGGTAACGTCATGCAAATCAAGTATCCATACTTGGGGTACGGTTGTATTACATTTTGGGTATTAAATCCCATTACCAATGCTTGGATTTTATGCCATACAATCCAATACCCAAATACCTCTGCCTCTACGCAGGTTTCCAATGCGTCATTCCCATTCTACGCTAACGTAGTCAACACAGGCAACACTAGCAATCTTATTATGTACTGTGCATCAGTCGGTGTGTTTATTTCTGGACAAAGAGCCTATCTTGGTGGACAGTGGGGAATCGATAGCTTAAAAAATACGGTCACAACTGAAGCAAACATGCTGAGCATACGCAATTGCACTACATACAATGGCGTCACAAATACCGGATTAATCCGCTTGCGGAGCGTATCATTCTCGGCGGACGGCGGTAACGGCGTTTCTACGATTAGGCTGAAAAAGGGTGTAACTCTCGGTGGATCGCCTAGCTACACAACAATTAACGGTACAACAGCCAACCAGGGCGTAACGATCACGTCGGGTAACTCAGTCGCATCCTATGACACAGCTGGCACAACTATTACGGGGGGAACGCTCCTTTATAACGCAACAATAGCCAGGAACAATTCTGTTACAGTCGATATGACCCCATACAACTTTTTTATATCTCCGGAAGAAACGCTAACATTCAGCGTATTTTCAGAAGCATCAACGACCGTACAAACCTGCGTCAACTGGAACGAGGATGTTTAACCGCCATGTCAATTAAAATTAACCCATCTAACCAGACAATTACCCAATACAACGTCCAAACGGGCGCTGCGAACAATTTGCTGAATTCTGTCGCGCCGTCTGCCACCAGCGGCGTACCGCTGATATCGCAGGGCGCAAGCTCGCAGCCAGCATTCGGCACGGCGACAGTGGCAGGCGGAGGGACAGGGGCAACGACGCTGACCGGCGTCCTAATCGGAAATGGCACAAGCGCCGTCACCGGAAATGCCGTCACAAATCATTACGCGCTCGTAGGCGGCGCCTCAAATGCCATCACATCCGTCTCTCCCAGCACGTCTGGGTTCATCATGACGAGTAATGGGGTTAGCGCTGATCCGTCGTTCGTTAGAAATCCAGCCGGATCAATATGGCTATCGTCTACACAGGCATCAGGCGGAGATTACATCATAACACTGCCCGGAACGTATAACTCATACCTGCTAAACTTCGTTAACCTACAGCCCAATACAAATGGTGATTTTACCCAAATGACCGTCTCAGATGATGGAGGCGCGACATATTATGCTAGCGGCCAATCAGGACTAAACGCATTCGTGTATAATGCGGCGGCCATCACCAATTACAATTCAGCTTCTGTAGCATATATATCCGGAAAGGTCCATTCTTCTGGGGTTGGGAATGGGGCAACAGGCACTATTTTTATCTCAGTCAGGTCAGCATTTAACTACACCGGAAGCTGCACATATTGTGATACAGACGCAGCAAATGCTCAATCAATAGCGACATTTGGTGGGGAAATACCAGTAACCGGGATCCCTACCACCATCAAAATAACTTCCCCCACTACAGGTCAATTGACATTCGGATTCGTCTACTTATATGGAATGTCCCAGTAATGAAATACTTCATAATTACTGCATTATTCCTTTCAGGATGCACCAATTATACCGGGCCAAAAATGGAAGTGTATCAAGAATTGGAAACCGAATTGCCTCTCAGCGACCGCTTGATGTTGACAATCAGAGAGTTTTAGGTTGACAATCAACGGTAATCCCCCAGCACTCTGCCAGGGGGCCGTTTGGGATAGCCCTATGCATGGACTATTTCTTTCTGCGCTTTCTTCCGGCGGCTGCCATCTTAGCCATTCGCTTTTCGCCGTACTTTTTCCTGCCCGCTATTGCTGCGATTGCCGCTGGGTTCTCGGCTCCTGATTTCGCTGCAGATTTTTCCACTGCTCGGAATCTCGCTCCGCTTCCCAGTTTTGCTTTCTTGGACATTTTGGATCCTTTTTAGATGTTCTTCTATCGATTTGTCAAGTGCTTCGTATACTTCTATGG